ATTTGATATATTGTAAATCATTTTATCTAAATCATCAAATGTAATACCTATTAAATATTTATTCAAATTATTAGTATCGATAAATTCATCATCAATTGTACGTTCTATATGGATAATCAATGAAGGTTTATCTTTGTATATTATTTTTTTAATTACAACGACACCGTTTTCAAAATGAATTCCTAGAGCATTACATTGATTAACGATTTGATCTCTAAGATCCTCCTCTACTATTTCATCATAATAACTATATAGTATATTATTAATCCCTAAACCTATATGAGGAAGAGAAGGATATTGTCCTGGTTCTGTAAATAATATATACAATACTACATTTTTTATTAATTCCAATTCATCTCGGAGTCTTGGTTTACCAAAATCATCTAATTCAAAAGTAGTATCATGTCCTACTCTAAATAAATTGGGATCGATCATTATACCACCTCTTTCAAGTATTAAAACTTATAAAGTAGTTGAATACAATAAAAAAAGAAAGATTGATGGCTGGGTTGGCAGAATAGCAACCATCTTTCCTTCTTAGTTTGGATCTTGGGAGGATCCTAAATCTTCACCCCTAATGACTCTTTGTCTTCGGGACTGCCCATAAGCAGTACGACTTTGTTCGCTCGTCGAAAGTACAAATGATGCATCACTGTACTTGTGCACCTTGAGCTACTAAAACTCTCCAACCTCGCCATCGCCTGCTTACATTTGTTGTTAATGCCCAGACGTCTATAGAGCACAAACATACGGAATATTAATGTTTATTGTCGGCTCCTGGATAAAGGGAGCCGACAATAAAGGAGGTAGTTATACGACTAAGTTTGGGGAACTCAGTTATGAGAAACTCATGCTGTAGGCTTCACTGCAAGATACAATATCTACCCCGATATCACTGTCAGTGATTTCGAAACCTGTTTCATCGCAGCATTCATCTTCGCAATTGGATCTACCGAAGATGAAGTAGAGTACTCCTGCTGCTACGCCTATTACAATAACAACTACGAAGGTAATCCCTGCTATTTTCCAATTTCTTGATGATGCATATGCGCACATTTTATAGATACGCTTGCCATCTTCAATAGACGGTAAATAGTTCTCATTAAGTACAAACTTTTGTATTGCGCTTAAGAGTTCTTCGCGGGTGGGTTTCTCGTTGGCTGTAATAACATCCCCACCCCTTACATTTTTTACTTCGCCTTCTTCAGGCTTTACCAGCATGGTTAGAGCTTGTTCGTAAAACTTTATTGCTCTGCGATGTAAAGCAATAATTTTATTTAGCTCATTGTCGTCTCCCTCGTCTATCGGGAGGTCCTTCCAAAGACCTTTAAGACCTGTTACTTTACCCTTTTTGACCTTCGGACAACCACCGGAGTACAAACACGCTAATGATGTTTTTATGTTGGAGAATATATTGGGAAGGTTATCTTCAGTGATCTTACCGTTTTTCAGATCGAGTTCTTTCTCATCGAGGAATTTGCCTAAGTTGTCTATGCGTTTGGAAACTTGTGACATAATATTTCGCTCCTTTTATTTTGAGATTTTAATAATAGAGTATATCTAGTAGCAGGTTATTATTTCGCGTAGGATATTGCTTATAAGCTTTAAAGGACCTGCTTCCGATACGCTTATACTTCGTGAGCCATATCTACCATTACATGTGAATACCGGTCGACTAAATAAGCCTACATGTAGTGATATCTTGAACTCATAATACACGTCCTTTTGTTTTCCTCCATCATTATTCCCCAATATATTGATAAAGAATGTAACGTTTTTAGGACTTAATTTGACTTCAGGTTTTTCGTACACTAATGGATTGAGATCAATCTCCCTTATCCTTGGGGGATAATCTTCACCAATGTGTTCTAGTACTTTACCCTGAACACGGCATTTACTATTTTCAGGAATCATTGTTAATGATATATCCTGAAGAATAGTTTCGTTGTCTACAATAACATCTGGAATTTTGATAACCATTTAATACCTCCTATTATATATGATTATTTTGCAACATTTTATTCCGTTACTTTATAATATATAAATTGATAGTCGGTATATACGAATAGTCTGGGATAACTCCCAGACTATATCATTTTATAATTCTTTTGACATTGTTTCAAATATTTTTTCTATAGCTTCCGATAAATCATTTTCTTTAGGATTTGATTGATATTTTTTACATTTGAAGAAATTGTACATAGATAATATATCATACAGTTTAAAGAATAATCTATATATATGATTATTACAATTATCAGAATTAATAATAGTATTCAATTCATTTAAGAAAAGATCTGGTAGATCATCTTTAGAATGTTGACATCCATAGGATACAGCTATTTGTATAAGATTTTGTAAATCAACATGGAATTTATATCCAAACATAGATAGAATACCTATGATAAGATCATATGTCCAAATATCTCTTAATATATAATTTCCTAATAGTTTATATATACCAATAGCTGATTCATTATGAGATCCAACTCGTTCAAATAAACATAAAGCATCTATAGCTTTTTGAGGATCATCAAATTTTTGTATTAATCGTATATTATTTTCAACAAAGAATCCATTTATATTCATCTTGGATTCATTAATATATATTTCATATTCTCCACTTTGTTTTGATATACCCATTAGATATTGTCTAACAGGTTCATTGTTTCGTATTAATACATTTCCAAGATATATCTTATTAGTATTAGCTATAACATATATCTCATGTGGACATTTGATTGCTATCAAATCATATTCTTCTTGAGTTATTGGGGAATGCACTTTTATACTTGGAGTGCTTATATTCATTTTATCAATTAACATATCATTATCAATAGACATATTATTATTAATCCTTTCGTTTATTTATATATTATATAATGGATAAGAAAATTATACATTTAACTACTATAAGAATAATATATAGTTATTGGAGGTAACAAAGTTTGATTTTCAGTGAACGTTTCATAGAAAAAAATATTGCTGAATTGTGTGAGCAATATGATAAAATTAAAGGTGCTAATACTAATTTAGCCAGAATAGCCCCGGATTATATAGATGGGGTTAAAGTTGTAGCTAGAAGATTACTTTACATTATGTATCTAGAAGATCAAGGTAAACAATTTAGAAAAGTTTCTAGTATTGTTGGTGATGTAACTGGTAAAGTTCATCCACATGCAACAACATCTGTTTCATCTTGTTTAGCTGGTTTAGCTCAATGGTGGAATAATAATATTCCGTTAATAGAAGGATATGGAAACTTCGGTAGTGTTGCTGGAGATCCTGTAGGAGCTGATAGATACATATATGCTCGATTATCTGATTATGCATATGAATGTTTCTTTAGTGATTGGAAAGAAGCTGCTGTAGATATGGTCATGTCTTATGATGATAAAACTAAAGAACCTTTATATCTTCCAGCAAAGTATCCAAATGTATTGTTAAATGGTTCTCTTGGAATTGGATATGGTTTAGCTTCTAATATACCTCCATTCAATTTCAAAGAAGTTGTTGAATCATGTATATTGCTAATGGCAAATCCAGAAGCTCCAATATTCTTAATACCTGATTCACCCACAGGATGTGATATAATTGAAAGTAATTTTCAAAAGATATGTGAAGTAGGTAATGGAGTATACTCAATGAGATGTACATATGAAATTAACTCTGAGGATAATTCTATTAGAATAACTAGTCTTCCATATCAAGTTCCTGTAAGTAATATTACAGAGAAGATAGCTGACATTAAAGAAAAGAATGGTTTACCAGAACTTGTAAGTATGAATGATTTCTCTGGTAAACAAGTTGATCTCCAGTTAATAATAAGAGATGATATCAATCCATACAAGTTTATGAAAAAACTTATTGATGAAGTCGGTGGATTAGAGAAAACATATCCTGTGAATATTACAGTTACTAATGATTATGAATCATTTGATTACTCAATTAAACAATTATTAGTAGAATGGATTCGTTATCGTAGAGAACAGAAAAGAGTTGTTGTAACTCATAAAAGAACAATGTTATTAGCTGAGCAACGAACTAATGATGTTAAAATATTTATAATGAGTGAGGCAAATTTAAATGATTCAATTACCATATTCAGAACAAGTAAAAATAGAAAACATATTGAGGAGCGCCTCATCGACAAATATAGATTATCAGAAATCAAGATGGACTCACTCCAGGCACAAGTGTTGTCAAATATGCGGTTTCACGAATTGTCAGAAGAGTCGAGAGATCTCTGTCTGGTGCGTAAAGAAGAGTTGGCCAATGAACTTGAAGATATCGAAAAGATTCTTAATGAAGAACGAGGTATTGATAAGGTTATCATAGCTGAGTTTAACGAAGTCAAGCTCGGTTTTGTAGTTGATGCTGTTGAAAGGATTTACAGAATTAACTCTGAAGATCTTGATAACACATTAACCGGCAGCTACCTTGGACAATG